GTGTCCTTTTATTGAACACTGGAATAACACTGCTATAATCTTTTCTTTCATATATTTATTTTAGTAAATTATAAACCTCATCTACTGTAATATCGTGAATATTTTTATCCATATATATAGCTTCTGGATTCTTCCCCCACATTCCTTGGTTAACAAATAGATAGTTTTTAACACTTAAAGCATATGCCAAATGACTAATGCCTGTTACTACTGATATTAAACCTTTAGATTGCTTCATTATGCTGCATACCGTTTCAAACTTATTATCGAAACATACCGAGCAATTTGGTTGTTTTATAAATTCAGGATCATCATATTTTGAATTACCGAATATTATAAACCTTTCATTTGGCATTGATGCTATGAGTTTATTCCACATTTCTTTTGGCCATTTCTGATTATCAGGTAATGATCTTGAAAAAGGAGCTATAATATAATATCCTTTATCGTTAGAATATTTTAAACTAAACTCTAACTCTGGTCGTGGGATATTTTTAGGTATTTCTAATCCCATAATATGATAATGCGCTTGTATCATGTGTAGATTATGCTTATCTGCAAAACGAAATGCAGATATTAAATCAAACGCCTTATCATAATGCGAATTATTGCTTTTTTTGATATTATATCGTTTTGGGATCAAATCAAATAGCTGCTCAATTTCTGGATGTATTATAACCTCCAAAGATGTATTTTTAGATAATTCTATCATTACAGGAATAGTCCCTATAAAGTCCCCAATTAAACCAATGTCATTTTTTAATATCATGGCCTGTCTTTAGCGTTTAAACGGTCTACCATAGTCCATGCAAGGTCTATACACTTATCACACCAACCTTCTTTATCATCAGGTGTAAACGGTACCACCAACATCGCTTCCTGAGTAAAAGACTGATGGATAGTAATTCCGTCTAATGTCTGTTTGTCGTAGTTAGGTAGTCCTGTGACCTTTTCATTTCCTGTAATTTGTGCCATAGTTATAATTTAAAACAAAAGCCTCAGTCCGTGGATGAACTGAGGCAGTTAATAATTGCTACTTTCGCAGCCCTTACCGTGAATCACATCCACTTAATTAACGGTAATAATAGATTGCGAATGTAAGTAAATATTTTAAATTGCTAATAATATTAGTATTTTAATTATCGGGACCACTATTGCGAAAAAGAAACCTTCGCCCCGCAAAAAGGAAATCGAAAAGAAATTATAATTTGACGTTATATTAAATAGCACAATATGACTTACGAAAACCGAAAGCTACAGAACTAATTTCATGAAGTCTATGGAGAAAGAATATAATATAAATATTAATAATAAAGTAATTGCAGGATTATTGTTGCAAATACTAAGCCAGCAATTAGCAATTAATAAAATACTTATATCTAAACTATCGAATAGTGAAAATGAAGAAGATGAGATTACTTGCCTTTTGAACTCTTACTCAAATGAAGAATTAAATCGCTTGCTCGAATCGTTGTTTGAGCGACACGGCAACATTGGCACTCTTTTAAAGAAGCCTTAGTTATTTTAAATAATATTATATTGTAACCAAATATATTAAAAGTCATACTAAATATTATTAGCGTTTTAGCATTATTAGCAGCAATATTATTTACCGCAATCAGTTAACGTAGCCATATAGTACTAAGTAACATAACGCAATTACATTATAATTCTTTTCGATAAAAGCTAAGTTGCGGGGCTAAGATAAGGTTTTTATTCAATCAGTAAATAATTTTGAATTGAATAAATAAAAACCTGTTCTTTTTCGCAATAGTATTAATTATCGGAACTAAACATATTCGCTACTTCATTACCAAATATGGTACCGGCTATTAATTGAAGCAATACACTTGTTTTTGGTTCACCCGCTATAAATGGGTTCTGTGGTTTTGGTTGTCCCTCTCCTCCACCAGCTGCCGTTTATTGTGTAGCTCCATACATCATAATTCTACCGTCTGAGTCCCTCCGAGCTATAAACCTTTGACAACATCTACAATTACAGAAATTGCCAGCACTAGAGGACTTATCCCCCGGATATTTAATTTCTTCGCCGTTATTATACGGTTGATCCATGTGTACAGTTTGCCCTTCCAAATACAAATGAGAGAATTTATCAGTTATTTTTCTACCTCTCACCCTTTCATCTCCTGAAGTAATCCACTCCTTATCATACATTATGCCTGTAGATATTGCCCCCATCATTGCCCCCATATTCATAGCCCCTACACTTTCTGTTCTTACTATTAACATCGCTCTTTTAAGCGGAATATCATCCTCTTCTATAGCATTTACAATCTCCTCATAACTATCGCCATTCTGAATGCCTTTGCTGATTATTTCCAGTAATCTTTTTTTTGTAGTATCGTTAATCTGTTCAACTGTCTTAAACTTTTCAATGTCGGTTAAATAAGTGTCTATAATCTTTTGCCATGCAGGATTAAACCCCATACCACGGCTTTTGAGATGTGTTTTCTTTAGTTGCCTATAAGTAACATTCGCCTCACTTAATGCAGAGGTATTCCATAACTCAGTTATTATCGACTTAATAGAATTGTGATTAAACAAAATATGTAGTTGAGAATGGATACCATTAGTGCCTTCATTGCTCTTTATCCAGTCAGTTACTTTTTTGATTTCACCTTTAACAGCTTTCGCCATTTTAGGAACAAACGCCTTTTCAATCTTCTGCTGCCTACGTGCGAAGGTTCGCCAAATATCCTGAGACATTAGTATATATTTTTAGCCTCATCAATAACATCGTCTTTTAATCCACTACCTAATCCTTCAAATGCTTCTTTGATAGGTATTTGATTATTGTTTTTCCATGCAGTATTGAACTCAGGTAAATCTATTTGCTCATAACGGGTTCTTGCTCTTTTCTCATTATCGGTTAACCATGTAGCGTTTACCAGCGTATTGGATAGCTTTTCAAAATCTTCCTGCATTTCTGGAAGGTCTGAAATATCATGACAGTAATAATAATTATCCATTTTACCATTGTACATAGGAATTATCCTGTTGTTTATTTCCGATGCGAAAGAATTACACTCATATACAATCTTATTAGTAATCAAATACTTCATATCTGCATTACGATTGTCATACGTTGTATTTGGATTCAGCAGTCCCGGCGGGAAACCGTATACATTACATAATCTGTCAGAGCTTAAATCCATAGCTTTTAAAAGCTCCATATCTACAGCATCTAAACCAATATTGATATAACCTAGTCTTGTTGCTGTACCAACTACCCGACCTTTTGCAGACTGATTATTAATTTTATAATCTATTGTATCCTGCAATCTATTCATTTCAGTAGGTGTTAATGCTTCAACACCACCATCATCAAACAATATTCCCCTTGCTCCTCCGTTCTGGAACATTGCTACCATCGCTTTTATGCCATCATTAGAAGATTGCAATATCATTGCAGCAGCTCTCAAAGGACTTAACCCATACAAATGATACCCTGACGGATGAAAGTCCAAATTTGGATACTTCCAATAAACCACCTCTGATTTATCAAGTGAAATATTTGTTGTAAGAATTACATATTTTGAAACTCCAAACAGCGTTCCGTCACCTTGTATTTGTAGATATTGACCTGGCAAGTTCTCCAACTCCAATGGTTCACCATTATCGACACCACCACGATTCACATATATAGGTGCTCCTCCTGTTATTGCTTTGTATAGATATGCCTTTTCCTTAAAGCTTTCCGCTGAATCATTATCGTTAGGTTTAGCAAGTAATTTAGCTAATTTATTATTTTCATCCACTTCGCCAAATGCATCTTCTTTTAATTGAAGCATCTTTTCAATTGCTCCCGGAACTCTCATATCGCCACTAATAAGCGCCTTATATCTTTTTAAAGCCTTTTGATTCTTTATTTCGTAAAGATAACCAGGAATAGTGGCGAACTTTCTTGCTGTGATTGAGTTGATAGCATATACAGTGTCATTACCAAGATAGCCATCATTGACATAATGCCGAGCATTTGGGTCTGAGGTTATTAGCTTACCACCTACCCATGTTAGTTCACCAGCTTTTAAGCCCGTTAATGGTACCTGAGCGCCGAACCTATTTTGGTTGTTTATCGCTTTGGTCTGTTGTTTGCCCGTTGCTATCATAAAGTGCTGAATGTATGTTTGAAATAATTTCTAACCCAGAATCCGAACCTACAAGAACAAAATTACTAATAATTTTAGCAATCCACAGCAAAAATATAATTGGAGTTAACAGGTAAAAGAATACTCTTTGTACTTTTATCACTAACTCTACTCTTTTTTTTGTTTCAATATCCATAGTTGTAATATTTAATTATACTGCGAAAAATGCACGTTTAGCTGGTGCTGACAAATGAGTATGAATAGCGTATCGAATAGCATCCATAGCATCATCATTGCTCTTTACAGGTTCCTCAATTATATCATTATTACTATTTGTTTTCCATTTATAGGATAACCTTTCATTGTGTATATTCTTGGAATTATAGGTGTAATAGACACTCAAAGACTTAACTTTAAGTATTCCGTTCCATACATCCTTATCGGCTTCTTTTACGTTAAATTTATATCGTCTTAGCTCCTCAATACTTTTTGGCTCGGCGTGATCTGCATAAATTATGGCATTGCCTAAACACAAAGACTTCATTTTAGCAGCTAAATCTGTTATAGTCAATCCTGATTGATATATCTTTTCCTCAATGTAAACAGATCCTTCATAATATTCAACCTTTACTAATACG